GTCAATTTGCCTTGCTAACGTCCCTCGTTCAGCATCGTAATTTTTTATATCAAAATGCTTTGTTAAGTTGACTACTTTGCCACTTAAATAATAATCATTAGCGGTGTTTAAATAGATAGTACCGTTTCTTTGTGGAATAGCTACCAACTTAAAAATCTTAAACAAACCGCTTAAAAATTCTATTATCTTTAACTTAGGCAAATTTGCTGATACGTTTACAAGTGCCTCGCTACCTTGCGAAATGCCGCCGCTTGTTTCTTCTGGTGTTGGTACCCAACTTGAACCGTTCCAACTTTCAGACCTACAAACAACGGTTGCAGAATCAATAGGTATATTTATTTGAAACTGATATTTGTTGTTTACTAAATCGTTTGTGTTAATTGTAAATTCTCTCTCGAAAGTTGGTGTTTGGTCTTGTATTAAAGCAACTTGTACTCCATTGTTAAATATAGCAAAATCGATAGGTAAAGTATCATTGTCATTATTTATTATCGGGTTTAATATTGTTATCTTAAAGTAAAATCTTTTTTTATCGTTTGCGCTATTTACAAAGGTTGTAAAGTTTAGACTATCTGTTGCTAAGTTCATAAACGTACCGCCACCCGTTGTAAAGTTTATAAATGAAGTTCGTAGTATTTTGTTTATGGTGTTGTTACACGCCCACATATACGCCTCTTTAAACTCGGTTCTATTTGTAAATTCGTTACTAAAAGTCAAACCATACTTAGTGCTAATCGCTTCTAGTATTTTTGATATTCTAACGGAAGGAAATAAATCCAAGTCGTCTACTCCCTCGCCAAATGGTTTAGTAGTGCCTACATTAGTTGTTAATAATTGTAAAGGGTTGCTATAATTTGGTGTTGAATTATAAAAGAATTGCTTTCTAGTATTTATTAAATTATAAACTATATCTCTATCAAACAAGCCTTGTTCCAATCCTATCTGTATGCTCTGAACGCTTGGAGAATGGTCTAACGCTTGCAAGTCCAAAGAGGTTAATTCATCTTCGCCAATTAAGTCTTTTATATTTACTAAATCACCAAAAAAATTAATTGTATAATTTGCAGGTTTGCCATCTTTAACGCTAACTTTTTCTAATCTAAATTTACCAATTCTAAAAGGGAAACCTGATATTTTAATTTCGCCTTTAACCTTAGTTCGTGCGTCAAAAGTATTGTCTATATCAGCATCGTAATAATGTTTGAATAAAAAATTATTTCGGTCGCTTGCAGGAACTGTAAAACTTTTAGTAAAGTCAGTATTGATTTTAGTTATGTCGTCGGTGTTTGCCACCGAACTATTAAAATCAATATTTTCGTCTTTTGATAAATCAACCTTTGTATTTCCTATAAATATTTCTGTAACCATTATACATTGTTAATATCGTTAAAAGCGTACTCAAATTCTAAACTATAATTTATCAATCTGTCATTTTGTCTAGTCTTAAATTCTTGGCTCTTGCTAGATACACTTATTGGAATAGCTTGACCGCCCTCTAATACCCAAACTTTCTCACTAATCAATAATTGTTTTACGGCTTCGTTTTTATCTTCAGTTACAAAGCCGCTATTAATTGTAAATTTGCTCCTAGATTGTACGTTAAACGTATTGAATTGATGCTTACCTAAAGGCGCACCACCCTCGAAACTATCGGAAGTTACCGAAATGGTATCTTTACGAACTTTAAACATAGTAAATATCTGACTTGCACCCTCTTTATTTTGAAAAACTATATCAATTGGCGTGTATCTACACTCATCTGTTATTAACAAAGTTTTAACTATTCCGTTATAAGTGATTTCTACGTACTCATCGGTTGTGGTTTGGCTTAAATCTACCCATAAGTACTTAATTAACTCACCGCTAAATGTGCTACTAGGCGTTTGAATAGTGTAATTTATCTCTCCAAGTGGATAACTGCGTACTGCGATCATAATTAAAAGGGTAAAAGTGCATAGTCGAATGATATATTTTGTACTTCTGAGTCTACTTCTCGTAAAGCTAACTTAAAAGACGTGCTTGTTTTTTCCCTAATGCTAAAAATTACGTCATTGTTTGCTCCAAAAACTCCAGAAACGTGAACTAACGAGCCTAACACTTCATATTGGTCAGTTCCCACATTTGGAAAAGTAACCGTTTTAAGTACGTCAGAGCCTCCAACATCGCCAATATAATAATTTGCTATTCTTAAGAAAGGACTTGCTGATGGTGCTGCTTGTATTGCGTTAATTTGTGTTTGCAAACTTGCGACTTCTTGTGCTATAAAATCCAAAATAGCTGTTTCAACCACTCTATGTTCGGTTGCTGTTATATCGCTTTGACTTGCTAAATTCAAATTTATAATTGCTTGTACTTCTGCTTGTGTTGCCATAATTCTATACTATAAAATAATCAATTGTGTAGTCGTCCGCGTTGTAATCTGGGATAATAGATTGCTCTACTTTGATAGGTAAAATAAATAAACCGTTTCGGTCTACCTTGTATTCGTCTTGAGTTACTAATATTTTGTTAGTTGGTATAGTTGGATTCGCTCCCTCTTGAAAATAACCATAACCCTTTATTGCTAAATTTGTTTGCTGCAATTGTATTACAGTTGGTGCTACATCATAGATAACGTGGAATCGAACCCACGCTTGGTTATCGCTATCGTATAAACCAGCGAATGGAGGTATAGTAATGTCAAAGTCTATAAAGTCATTTACTATCCTACCAATCTCAACTCTATCAATTGCGTTTGAGCCAGTTGGGTTAAACCTTGTCTTTTGATATGATGACAAACTAGGTACTGCCGTTATGTTACCTTGCCATATAAATATTTGCACCGTGTAAGAAGTGCATACTAGCGAATTGCTAGGACTAGTTAAAGGAATATCAATATAATACGGCGATAGTGTTTTAATCATTTTTTACTTTATATAATTGTAAAACCGCAGCAAGTTTACTATAAGGGTCTACTCCTAAATTTTTAGCATCAGCAGTACTTATCCTTTTACAAATTAATATGTCTTTATTTAAAGAAACGTACGAGGAATGTATTTGCTTGTCTTGTTCGATTAATCTTAAAATATACTTTATCATTTGTTATTCTTTAAACTTGTTTTTAATAAATCTCTCATATCTAAACCGTAAGCCTCTATTAATTCTTTAGGCAACTTCTTGAACTCATCGTTAAATGGAGTTGTTAAAAAGTTACTTGTTTTGATTCCTTTGCTATGTATAGAGCGACCAATTATAAAAGCCATTTGTTTAAAACTCATAAACCGCCCTTGCTTAGTTCTAAATTGAAACCTCTTTCTTTTCACCCAACCTAATATCGGAGCTATAGGTACTGAAACTTTACCTTGTTTAAATTGAAACGGACTACTTGGCGCTATTGAATTATCTTTTGTTCCTTTCACTCCTTTATCTACGAACGTGGCGTAATCTTCTGCAATCAATGTAAACTCTAAACTATTCTTTGACTTCTTAACCGTGAACTTTAAACTTTCACTTAACTTACCTGTATCTAATTTATCACGCTTTGCAAGTATTGCCTTAGCTTTCTTAGTAACGTTATCACCAAACCTATTTAATATTTGTTCTGTTAGCATAATGAAACTAAAACGTTTGGCACGTCAATTGTAAATGTCATAACCCAACCATCTAAAAGGTTCTTTTTACTCTCGTTCATCTGTTCAAGAGTAGGATTTTCGCTTGCGGTTATATCGTTCTCCTCAAAATCTTTTAGCATTAACAACCATAACCTATTTACAACAGCTAAAGTTTCGTTTAGATTATCTATTTCGTTATCGTTCTCGTAAAATTTATCTGTTGTTATCTCTTTGTTAATATCTCTTATATCCATCGCCCCAATTTGGCAGTCAAATCTTATGACACTATCGCTAGGAAAAGAACAGTTGCCAATGCTAATATGTAACAGAGGAAATATATTTTTCTTACTAATGTCAACATCTTCAAAATCGCCTTGTGTTATTGTGTTAATAAAATAATCCTGCTCGGCTAGAGTCTTAATGTATCGTAAAATTTCGCTGTATCCGTTCATACTACTAAAACGATAACATTGCTAATATGTAACAAAAGCAAAAACCCTACTAATTAAAGTAAGGTTTTTTTTATTACCAAGTATGGGACTCGAACCCATATACAGAGTTTTGCAACCATGATACGCCTATAATGCGTTATGTATACCATTTCCAACAACTCGGCAATGTTAAAAAACAATTTTCCTAAGACTGATATTTTTACAAAGATACAAATGTTATTTGCATAAACAATACTTTATTTTACAATTCGGTTATTTGTTTACCGTTAGATTTATTTTGCGCACTTATGATCGCTTTATTTTCTACCACCTCGCAACTTAAAAATAGTAAACATTTATGTAAACTTAGTTGGGTTACTTTGTCAATCGCAAAGATGTCATCTTTAGCCAACTTTTTTATAGTAGGATACCAGCCCCAATCTTTAAAGTAGTTTGCCATTTCATCGCCCTCGCTTATTCCGCGTTCGAATATCTCAGGGTATAATCCTCTAACTCGTTGGCTAAATTCAAAAAAAAAACCAGCGCGCCATTAGCAATATTTAAAGGCATCGATTTCATTCGCTCGGCATATTCCGCAGTGCCTTTGTAGCTTTCTATTTCATACCTACCATGTGCTTTATTTCTTATCGGTCGGAATAGTATAGCCATTAGATTATGTAAATCATTTTGGCTTGTTTGGTATTTCTCTAGGTCTGCAAACTCTCCTAAACTAATTTCTTCAAAGTCATTTATAAATCCAAACTCTAAACCATCTAATTTAAAGGTTGCTTCAAATTGTGCATCAGTATTTAACGCAATATCTACTTGCTTACTTATACGCTCAAAGTCGATAGCCTTTAAGTTGCCTAAATCCTTGTGAGGTATGTTTGTAAAGATTGATACTTTACGTTTGTTAAAATTCATTATATCTAAGTCTCGCTCTAGTAACTCCATATACTTTTGAAACTGCCCTAGTGTAACCTCGCTAATATTTTCTGGTATGTTTATTTTCATAATTTATCTTATATCAAATTTTCCTCTATGTGGGTTACTTAAATGAAAAAATACATTGTATCTTATTGCGTCGATTGCGTGATTCCAATTATCCACAAACAAACTACTTGCTTTGTCGCTGTATACGTAGTTGTTTAACTCCTTAGCTACATTAACGCTTTCTTTGTCTATTACTAATTGATAGTCGCGCATTAACTCAATACCAGCCTTAATACTTCCAGCGCCTTTCTCGGTGGCTTGTATATTAAATCCGTATCGTTGTATTTCTTCTATTAATCTAGGTTCCGCACTATCCGCAATTATCAATTCTTTACCTGATACATTTTGTTTGTATATTATAGCCAACTCGCTTGTGGTTAACTTTGGCTTGTATAGCAATTCTTTAACGTATATTATTTTTAACTTACGATCTATTGCTACCTTAACCAATGTGCTAGGATCAATACTAAATCCAAAATCCGCACCGAAGGAATAAGGTAGAGTAGTATCAAACTCTCCAAACTTCCAATTCGTAAATACAACACCTTCTGCTTTGTCTAGCCAACCGCCTAGTATTTGATGTTCGTACTTCTTAGGGTTGTTTTCTTTGATTAACTTTATTTCATTAATAAAATCTACATTAAGGTTATCTAAGTTGTTTAAATAGGTTGTATGTATGTAGGTCGTGTTGCCTTTCACACCGTTAAATCCTTCCGTTACTCCAGCTTCTTCAAAGAACTTTCTATAAATCCAATGCTCTTTTGTCGCTGGGTTTAGTATAAGTATGATTCTATTCTGTTTGTTTTTAATTCTAATAGATAAATTTATTTTATCAAAAGTACTTTCGTCTGTTAACTCCTCAGCTTCATCTAGTACCCAAGTAGTAACTCCAGTAATTGATTTAAGGTTTGCGGTTTGGTCGCCTGAACTTGTTTTAATCCCTCTAAAAATTATTTCGCTGTTTGTTTGCTTATTCTTTATTTCGGTTTTATTAACATCAAATGCGTTATTCATTTCAAGTAAGTCTATTTTTTCCTGAAACTCTGGTATAACTGACAAGTGCGCAGAAGTCATTGTTTGTCTAGTGTATAGTATTTTATGCCCTGATTCAAAAGATAGTAGACTTGTAAACCTACCTACTTCAAATGACTTGCCAGAACCACGCCCACCAGTAATAACAAAGTATCTAGTATCGTTACTTAAACTATTCCAAATCGGTTTCTGCTTGGCTATCATATAAATCCTTTATACTAAAATTATTAACCTCGTGCGTGTTGTGTTGGTCTATTACTTGCTTAGGCATACCAAAGTTATACTGAAAGAATAATTTAACCGCCCAATCTTTGCCATCTTCTAGAGCTGATTGTAGTGCAGCAAAGGCTAAAGGTTCAAGTGGTGTTAATTTTTCAATTAAACTTTGCTCCTCTGCTTTACTCTTGCGACCCGCGTTCTCTCTTACTCCTCCAGCCTTACCCATTTTGATATATTTTGATTATTCAATATTTGATTTTAAATATTTTAATTCATCTATACTTATAAAAGGATCTTTGCATAAATAAATCTCTCCTTTAGGTAATAATATATGTTTAAAAACTCTATTACCTCTGTATTCCTTTTTATTAAATTCTGAATCATTACATAAAAGAAAACAATCTAAATCTAATCCTTTATGATTTAATATCATTTTATCAAAGGCTTTTGTTGTTTCTTTAACTGTCATAATTTTTATTTTTATTTGTTTGCATACGGTGTAGGAATCGAACCCACCCACTCGGTTTTGGAGACCAAGTCGCCGACCTTGGAACATTACCGCATTTCTAATTCATGCAAAAACCACACATTAATAACGAAGAATATTTAATATTGTAACTTATTGGTAGAAAGTATTGCCT